CTCGCGCTTCTCGAGGCGGATGTTCCCGCGGACGTGTGTCCCGTCGTAGTACGGCTCCTCGGTCGTTCCGAGATGCGTCTCAGGCTGCTCGTTTGCGGCCACCGGACGACCGGCATCGTCGCGCGGGTGGTTGAGCGTCGCCGGGACGCCGTCCCACTGTGCCGACGTCTCGCGGACGGACTGCTCGGGGACGTAGCCGCCGGCCAGCCGCATCGGCCGGATAAACGGCACGTCCTCGATGATATACGCGTCATCTGTCTCACGGACCTGCGTCGGCGAGACGCTGTTCGCCACGGGGTAGAGTGTCTGCGTCGTCATGGTTACGTACTCAGGATCGCTATCGGCCGTCCGCCGGCAGTGTTCGGGATTCGTTCTGCGAGCGGGTCGAGCTCATCGGCGGACAGCCCGATCTCGGGCACCGGCGAGCAGCGACCGTTTGGATGCGCCGGCACGCCGATCCGTCGCGGCTGGCCGCCCCACGAGACAGTAACGCTACGGAACTCGGAGAGCGTGAACGGGATATCCTCAAGTGCCCGACAGAACGAACACACCGAGGCGTCTTTCGCCGTCAGCCGCGAGGTGTGTCCGACGACGTCGGTCCCGTGCTGCTCGTACGTGTCGAGCGCGGCCTCGGCGTGCGAGTTGATAACTTCCGTTCTCGCGATGGTCGCCAGTCGGGACCGCTCGATCTTTGTCAACTCCTCGTTGAGCTCCGACGCCAGTTTGCGCGGGTTCTTTCCGGCTGCGATGCCGCCCGTCAGCGTTTCGCGGAGCTGCTGCGCCGCGTCCTCGGTCACCTGCTTGAGATTCTTGAAGGTGCGACCGTACAACTTCGCCAGCTGGCGGCGTGACATCGGCCGGCGAAGCGCGTCCTCCGGGTCGCTCGGGGTAAGACTGACGCCCGCCTGTAGCAGTCGGCCCTCTGCCGCCGAGAGTCCCACTTGATATGCCTCCGAGACGTACTCGGCGAGCCAGTGGTCGCCGTTTTCGAGGCGCACGCGCCCAGGGTCATCGCCGATGAGTGCCTCGCGCAGCCAGCTCCGTAGGTCACGCATGAACGCCCGCACGCGAGCCTCCCGCGTCGGGAAGTCGTACGCCTCCTCGGCGTCCGCGTTCGCGCGGAGCCGGAGTGCGTCGTTCTCGTAGCCGACCGTTCGGCGTATCGCGCCGCGGACATCACGCAGGCGACGTTGAAACTCCCGGAGGAGCGCCCGCTGGATGCTGTGGGTGTTCGAAGCGTCACGCCCTTTCGTCAGCTCGACGCCGCTGTGACCGACCTGCTCGTTTGCCGTCGTCATCGTCTGGTGGTCTCCGCTTTGGACTTACACCGCGGGCACAGTCCGACAGGTTCGGGACAGTACGACCGGCAGCGGTCACACTGGTAGCGACGCCGGAGATCCTGTCTCATCATCAGTCACCCGGCAGGATACTGTCGCCACGCCAGTACGGGTTACCCAACACGTAGTCGAGAAATGCGCCACAATAGCGGTCCGGCGACGCCACTGAGCCGCGCATCTCTCGGACGCACCCGTCGAACGATCCGCCCATCGAGGCGAACGCCTTCAGCGCGATGATGCGGTTCGGCGTCGACGACTGGCGCCACGACGGCGGGACGTCGAAGTCGTTGGCGGTGAGGTTCGGCGCGAGGATCTTGAGGAGGTTCCCGAACGCGTTCGCTGTCTCCTCCTCGTCAGCGAGTCGCTGCGTCGGCTCGTCGACGTCTGTCTCGATCGTCGTGCTGTGGATGTCCGTGGCCTTGTACGTCTCGTAGCCGACGCGACCGTCCTCGACGACGACCACGTATGTCGGCGAGTCCTCCGAGGCTTCGACCGTGGTCTCATCGTTGTCGACTGTCGACGTGAGGACGTCTGCGACGACGCCGACGCCCTGCGGCGTCGAGACCTGGTCGCCCTCGGCGTAGCGGGTCGCGTTCGCGGAGACGTCGTCGTACGGCAGCTCCTCGTCGCGGGCGGCGGCGAGTTCGTTCGCCTTCTGCTTGAACCAGTCCACGTAGAACAGCCACCGCCCGATGCCGGCGTTCCCGCAGTCCGACCATTCATCCTCGCCCCAGTCGCCGATGGACTTGTCCGTCGACAGGTCATCCTCGTGACTGCTCAAGTACGCTGGGATCGGCGTCCCGTTCCGGTCAGTCAGCAGGTCGGCGACGGTGACGTTGTCGTTCGCACCCTGTTGTGCCCGCTGAGCGCCGCGGCCGGTCCCACACGAGTCTGGTATCCAGCCCTTCTCCTCGGCTTCCTGAGCGAGTTCGCCGGCGCGGACGATCTTGTCCGGGAGGTCGACAGCGTCATCGAGCGGCGGCTCGTCGGCGTTTGCCGCCGTCGTGTCGACACCGTCGGCGTCATCCATTACCGTCTCGAACGTTTCACGGACGGCGTCGTCGCCCTCGTCGAGGTTCGCCGCGAGCGGGTCGGTGGTCTCATCCGTCGGGAGCGCGTCGGCACCCTCCTGAAGATACCGCATCGCGAGGTCGCCGGCGAGGCCCGGCACGGCCGAGACCACCTGCGCGCGCTTCTGCTGGATGTCGGCCTTGTCGCTCTCCGAGAGTTGTGTGAGGTCCGGCCACTCGACGCGGTACTCACCGGCCGACGGGGTCGCGATGATACCGACATCGCGGAAGCGGTCAACCGCCGACCGCACGATGTGGGGCGTTGCGTACTGCTGACGACGCTCGTCTATCATCCCGAAGTAGGAGCGCTCGTCGGCTTCGGCACCGCTCACCTCGCCGCTCTCGTTGCCGCGGAACTCCTTTTTCGGGATGCCGGTCTGGCCGGCGATCGCATCGAGATTGTTCTCGACGATCCCGCTCGGGTCCTGGATGTCGCCGCCGAGGCGCTCGACGTCCATCCCCGTCGTCCGGAGGTAGCGCTGAAGCCCCTGCTCGTAGCGCTGGAGCTCGTCCTCGAGGTCGTCCATCCCCGCCGAGAGATCGACCTCGGTCGGGTCCGCGTTGAGGTGGAGTCCGTAGTCCGCAGCGCGGTATGCCGCCTCGGCAGCCGCACCGAGCGTCTTCTCGATGTCGAGCAGGTTGTTCAGCACCGGTTCCATCCGCGGCCGCGCCAGCGTCTCATCATCGAGCAGGCGCGTCGCCGGGACGTCAACCACGCGCGTCCAGTGGACAGTGATCGTCCCTTCTGGGTCGTCTTCGGTTTCAGAGTCGATCTCGTCGTCTAAGTCGATCGTGTACTCGACGGGCTTCCCCCACCGGTCAGAGCCGATGTCTCCGTAGTCGATGTCTTCGATCTGGGCTTCGAGGATCGGTTTGAGCCCTGTAACGTCATCGAGCGAGGAGAGGTCCTGTTCGCGGGCGTCTTCGCGCCACTGCCGCAGTTTCGCCCCCTCGCCACCGGCGACATCACTGAAACCGATAAGCAGGAGCCCGTGCTGACCGATGCCGGCCGCGCGATCAACACGCTCACAGTACGTCCACAGGTTGTGACCCGCCGCGAGCTTCTCCACGTCGCGCTCGAACGGTGTCGGGTCCTCACCAGAACCGCCCTCGGTTGCTGGATCAACGATAAGCGGGTCGTCACGCCACGTCGTGAACGCCGGCTTCTCGACGACGATACGCGCGTAGGCGTTCCGGAGGTACAGTGCCAGCCAGTTGTCCTCGTTCCACCCGTCCAGGTCGTCGCGAGGCCAGCCGAACACCTCGTAGTGGTTACGTTCGGCTCCGTGGTCGTTGAACCCCGTCTGACCGAGGTTGGCGGCGATGCCCAGGCGGACGCCGGTCGCAAACTCCTCATTTGCGCGCAGCTCGCTCTCGAGCTGGACGTCGGCCTCATCAGCCGGCTCCTCGTCGTGTCGCGTGTCTGTGTCGTCACTCATGTGTTAGAAGCCCCACGTCGGAGACGCCAGCTGGTCGTCTGGGTCGGCACGGTCGCGCCACACCGCCATCAGCGTCGCATCGAGGTGGTCGGGCGAGCGGTCGAGCCGCTCTTTGACGTCCTCCTTGCGCGCCGTCGCCGCCAGGACGTCAGCGCCGTCCCGCCCACGCGAGCCGATATGTCGTTCCTCGTAGGTGACTGTCCGGGCCGCTACCTTCGCCTGCTCGTAGAGGTCGGCGTTCGCGAACGTACCGCCCGCCTCGAGGAACTCCGCGAACAGCGCGAGCGACTCGACCCAGCAGTCGTCGTACGTCGTCTCCGCGGCGGCGACGGCCTGGTTCTTGAACCGGTGGACTGTGCCGAAGCGGTTATCAAGCCCGTCAGCCAGTCCTGAGCCCTCGCCGACCGCGTCGACCGCGATCTCGGGCGTCGGCCACTGTCGGATCGTCTCGGCGAGCGCTTGTTCCTGCTCGGTGTGGTCGGTGCCCTGCTCCTCATACTCGATGACGGCCACGTCATCCCGCACCCCCGACGCGACCGTGTCGTCACCGCTCCGAGCGACGTCGACCCCGAGCGCAGTCGGCGAGTTCCGCGCCGGGCGGGCGTCGGGCTGGTA